CACGAAAAGCGCCATATTTCGCCGTTATGATAGGTTTTACCTATTCGGATATATATTTACACATCTTACCTTATGAAACACGCCTTAAAATCATTATCCCCGCTGGTTTTTGTGTGGAAAAGACCATGTGAATCCCTCCTTTATTCGTGCTTTCTTGCATCACGTTCAAATGGATTATACCAATAGGCATAGCGATAAGCGTCATACCACGACATGAGCTTTATAACCTTAAAGTAAATAAATTGCACAATAAAAAAGAACAAATACAACAACAACATTACCAACGGGCTAAATACTCTCTGTTGCCACACATGTCTAATTTCATGGTTGTGCAACCTAACTTTAGCTTTAATACCGCCGTGTGTTTTTACATAATACTCATACTGCTTAGGATTGTAAAACACGAACGGAGCTATTGTCATCGCAACAACTGAAACTGGAAATTGAATCCATTTTGGTTTGAAAAATGCAAAAATCCACCATATAAACCAGATTGCAATAAATACATATAACATCCTATCACTCCTTATTTTCTTGCTGCTCCAGTTGTTGTAGTTTTGCTTCCAGCGTCTTGATTTTTTGTGTCAGTTCTTGATTTTCTAACAGTATTTTGTTAATTAACTCTACCAAATCGTTTAATGCATCTGATATTATCATAATCTTGTTTTGAATTTTCTGATTAACTGTCATTCAATCCCTCCTTTTTACATTAATCCAATCTTACCCAGCTTGAGCCGTTGTAGCCATAGAAATGCTTATCCGTTCTATTAAAATAAATCATTCCTGGAACCGGAGAGTCTGGAGCAGTTAACGAAATTGGGAGCATTAACCCTCCACCATCAATTCTTACGCCAGAATCAGGTTGCAAAATAATAGAAGCTATTCTTCCGGTTCTTTCGTCGTATTTGCCGATAATTAATTCATTATCGGTATTGAAAATTTCGCCATAAGAAATGCGTGTATTGCCTCCGGGCTCAAATCGCAGGCCAAATCCTCTGGCAATCTCAAAAAAGATAATTTTATCGTCAAAATATTTGTTAGTAAAGTTTATGGTTAATTCCGTATAGGCTTCGGAAACCTCCTGACCGTCTGTAATCTCCCAATAACTATCGGCAAATAGTATTTTTCCGGCTGTGTTGCTTAAAACAATTTGTGGTGTTTCTAAAAGTCCTCCAGAGATTGAAATACCATCAGATGGCGAACTTGGCAGTGTATATGAGAAAATTTGTTCGTTTGTCCCGAGGGCTTTTACACTATAATAAAAAGTGTAAGCAAGAGAGCCATCAACATATAGTTTTATTTCACCGTCTTCTGCTCCTTCCAAAACTGTTGTTTTTACTTTTAGATACAATGTAGTTCCTTCTTTTTGTAAGCTGAATAAGCCTACTTTTGTCATTTGTCTATCTAAGCTCTGAGTAGTGCCTATTTCTATCCAAGTTACACCATCTAAACTTGCATAAACTCTTGGTTCTGGGGAATCAAACCCGCCTAATATATCAACATAAATTTCACAAGTTTCGTAATATTTGGGCGTAGAAGCCTCGCCGATTTTTACTAAATCTACTCCTTCATTATTAACTCTTATTATCCCTTTACCGTCTGAAGTGTTTTCTATAAATACTTTATTACCTACCTGTATGCTTTTTCCTGCATATATTTTATTTCCTGCTATTAAATCTCCTACAACACTTCCTTCAGGAGCATTATATGGAGTAAGTGTTATGCTTGGTGCTAAGTTGATTTCTGTATAACCTTCAGGAACAATTCCATTTACAACGTCAACTAGTGAATCTAACCAATATGCTATTGTTCCTTCTGGAAGTGCGTTAGCTGGTTGAACAACAAGTTTGTCTGCTGAAATAGTTTTGGCTTGTATTTTATCGCCTGTAAGCGTACCATTGACAATTGCATCACCATAAACTTCAAATTGTGTTGCATCAACAACTATTTTCCCGTTTTGAATAGATAACTCTGTGGCTTGCGGTGTTCCTGTTTCATCTTTTGCAACAACCCTTAAATTTATCTCGTCCGATAGCTGTTGGAACGAACTCCAACGAGTAGCTGCCGTAGTCAAATCACTTAAATCACTATCGATAGAACTAACATCTGCAACCACGGTTGAAATTTGTGAAGCGTTTTGCTTTATTGCTGAATATTGGTTTGGATCATTGGCATCACTATTTAACGTCGCAACTATAGAAGTAATGCTATCGGCGTTTTGTGTTATTTTACTATATAATGTTTCATTTTCCCCCAAGCTATTAATCCCTGTTTTAACTACAAGATTTGAAATTTCACTTGCGTTTTGTTTAATCGAAGAATATTGATTTGCGGCATCTGGTGTGTCATTTAGCGTCGCTACAATCGTCGAAATACTTGTTGCGTTCTGTTTAATTGCAGAATATTGACTTGGATCATTAGCATCTCCATTCAATGTTGCGACTATAGAAGTAATGCTGTCGGCATTCTGAGTTATTTTACTATATAATGTTTCGGTTTCACCCAAACTATTGATTCCTGTTTTAGCTACAAGAGTCGAGATATCGCTTGCATTTTGTGTTATTTTGCTATATAAAGTTTCACCAACACCAAGACTATTTACATCTGTTTTTGCAAATAAAGTCGAAATTCCATCTGCGTTTGTCTTGATGGCATAATATTGATTTGTGGCATCTGGCGCCGAATTTAAAATTGTCTCGATTGTAGATATATCATTGTTAATAGTAGTAATATCACTTTGAATGCCCGATACATCAGCTTGTAAATTGGCAACGTCTGTTTGAACGTCGGCAAAGCTTTGTTCGGCTTCGCTTAATGTTTTAGAACTTACATTAACCGTTAAAGGAGAAGATTGATTGCCAGAAAAATCCACAGCGCGTATCTCTACGGGAACATTAGTCGATCCTGGAGATAGTTCCACCCTTATTGTCGTGCTGTCAACTCTTACGGTTTCCAAATTAACAGTTACCAAAAAATGTGAAAAGTCATCTTCGGTTGGCTCGGTAACCTTGATAATAGCCGCACCATAAAGACTTTCGGTTGAAACAAGTGTTGGAGTAGCCGGAGCATCTGTATCCTTTGCACTTGTAATGCTTTGTACTGTGCTCCAACCTGATTTCTTTCCTTCTGCATCGTAAGCCCTTACCTTGACATAAATCGTCATATTTCCTGGAACTTCGAATTTTACTAGTGTATCGGCGGTTGTTATATAATTCCAATCGATACCGTCATAACTCCAAGCAAGTTCATATCCGATTAAATCCGCTTCTGTATTGGCATTCCAAGATGCAGTTATGAAATTCAAACCATTTTCGTTTATAGTTGCAAGAGCAAGCCCTGTTGGTGTAGCTGGAGCCAAACCGTCTAAGTAGTTTGTTCTATCATCTACTGTCTGAACTTGTGTCTGAAGCTCTTGCACTTGCTGCTGAACCGTTTCTAATTGTGTTGTCTCGGCTGGTTGTTGTGCCACTTCTGATGGAGTCACTTTGGATACCTGTTTATCTGCAATATCAAATATAACGTTCCCCCATTCAACTATGCTTATGCTGGTTTTGAACTTTTGTGCTTCCAGCTCGTGCTCTACACCATTTATCAAAAAAGTTCCAGAAGAAATTCCTTTTGGTGCTAATTGCAGGGTTATTAAATTTCCTGCAAAAAGTTCTGGATAAAACTCATTTAATTGCAACACAAACTTTATCGTCTTTGTAGTTTCGCCGTACAAAGCATCAGCAATGTTGGAAAGTAAAGCTTCAGACGAGTAGTACGAAGTGAGAGATAGCTCTGCATCTGGCTGCCCTGTTTGATTTGGTTTGGTAACTGTTAGCTCCGATTTCTTTTTAATTGGAACTGCTGAAAATTTGATGTGTGTAATCCTATAATCCACCGTGCTTGAAAGATTTGTGATTTTTAATATTAATTTATCTGGATATGCAGTTAGTTCGTCTAGCCTGATATTTCCATCATTATAACCGGCGCTGAATTGCCTATCAACCGCGATTGGTGTGTCATTGAGATAATAGCTGATATAAACATATGTATCGGGATCTTTTATGTATTCACTTGTATACTCAAGCTCGAAAGTGCCTTGTGTTCCAGCTTTTACAATGCTTGCATCTCCCTGGAGTTCGTGATCAATTACATGCTCCTGAGCTGAACCGATTTCATACCCCTGGCTTTGAATCTTGATCTGATTAAATTGTCTTTTGGTATTGATATTGTAATTTTTGATATTATCTTCAGTTATAGTTATGGCAGGAGTTGGGTCTGAATAATTTTCAATTCGTGTTCTAAATGCTATTTTACCGTCTGGCGTGCAAGTGAGTTTTCCACCTGTTGCTTTTGTAATTTCCTGAAGTATCTGCCACCATGTTTTGTTATTGTCAGCAATAAATACTTCCCAGGGAGTTGTCAAAACTTGTAAATCCAAATAGCTTACATCAAAGCCAAGCCTATTAACAAGTATATCGTTTATTATTTGGTCTGGAGTATAGCCTGTATAAAGCAAAGGGTTAGTTGGTTTCTTTTGCGTAGCTATCCATAAAAGGTCTTTGAGTTCTATATCCGCTGTTTTGTGTCTTTCTGTAATTGCATTAGCAGGTTTCCAGCCATAGAAAATTGGGATAGCTATTGCATTTTCGTCTTCTGGAGCAGCTGTATAACCGTCTGGAACCGTATCATTTAAACTACCTCTCCAATATTCAATTACGTTATCTGGAAGTTCAAGTCCATCAGCTTCTTTACCTATAATAACGTACACTTTAACTTCCCATACTTTATTTAAATAATCATCGTTCACCGTCCCGTTAATTTTTCCGACGGTTGGGTCAAATACATCGTTATATTGCGTTGGTGTAAAGGCATTATTTTCATTTCTAACAGTTAACACCGCCGTATCTATCGCAGGCGTTTCAAGAAGTTCTATTCTGTTATTAGTTCTGACTTTCAAAACATAATCGCTTAGGTCGTACCAATTAACACCATCTATTTTTGCATAAAATGCAATCTTTTTATACCTTGTTAAATCTCTTGTTTGTGTTAGAAAATCAGGATTTATGTTAACTGCTTCAATCACGCTATCACCGCCTTATATAGTCTTATATAATCGGCATTTTTGGTGGAACAGCGAACGGTTTTTTTGCATCATACAGCGCCTGGATATAATCATCAGTCCAGATTGCTGGGTCGTAGCGGGCAATGAGAAGATTTGAGATAACACCGTTGAGCACATCAGTAGTTCCAGTAGTTCTATGACCTATATAAAGTGGCGAAGAAGAGATATCTGATAGTGGGATTGAATTCGTGTTTACTATTTTTTCCATATTTCCGTTTTCATCAAAAATGTAGGCAGTCGTAGAAGCATCTTCGATAATTAATACCCAAAAATACCACTTGTTAAAAGGATAAACATTTGAAGTTGAAACGATTACATCACCACTTGCATTATAAATACTCAACTGAAACTTTTGAAAGTCAGGATGTGAATCTCTTCTGTTGTATGCTAGTGTAACACGTCGAGTGTCGTTCGAATTTGAAAAATTCACAATCCGTGCCCAACCACCTTGTGTATTATAATTTCCTGAAGTTCCATAGGGTTTGAACCAGCCTGATATAACCAGATTAGTTCGAAAGTTAATCGGTATTGCAAGTCGTCCATCCGCCCTCGTCCCGTCCACGAAGGACGTGGCGAAGGGTTTTTCCTCTAACTGAACATTATCGATGTATAAAGTTCCAAAATCTCCAGCTGTCATTGCTCGAAGTCCTACAGTTATTTCACAGTAAGATGTTTCTTCTGGAATGGTGGCTGTTACGCTAACACGTTGCCATTGATTTGTTGGAACAAAATAAGTGACAAACGTATTTATATTAGCTCCACCACCAAGTTTTGGTACAATTCTTACAAAACCAACACATGTTCCAGTAACATTTCCTCTAACATATGCGGATAATGTGTATGTAGAACCAATCGTTAGTGTGTGTAACCGATAAACAATTGCATCACCCAGGCCTGTGCTGTTTGTAATCTCTATCTTTTGTGAACGGTTGCTGTTGTACCCGATTGATTCTACAGAATAATTTGGAGTAACAGTTGAATTTGAAGCTCTCAGCCAATTATCTGCCACTCCGCTTGTTCCTGTATATGTTTCAAAACTTGGGTTGGATAGTAAATTCGTCGTCCCCTCCTCCACCGCAAAACTTGTAACACCTTCAAACGGAACATCATCTTTGCGTAGTGTCACGCATAAGCTTCCATCGTCGTTGTATATCAGCCCATAACTTTCTTTATGCAATGCCATCAATTATCACCCCTCAATAGATATTTCTTTTGGTATCTCAACGTTTGCTAAATTCAACCTTTCTTGTATAACAGGTCCAAGTTGTTTATACATTTGTTTCAACAACTCTGGAATAAACGGCTTTAGAAGTAAGTCAAATTCTGCATCTGCAACGTATTGGTAATATTCGTAAACAGTTCGCATTTCGACATCTGTTGTTCTGTCTTCTCTCATGATGTGTTCTTCGATCTGTTTTTCTTGTATGCCATAATTAAAAGCATATGAAACTTTTACTTTACCTTGTTTCATGTCATCTGTTAACTTTATTATTTGTATTTCAGATGGTTTTGCCATACTCTGAACCATTCTTATCCCTCCTTAAAAAATGGGAGCTTACGCCCGTATTATGCAAATTTTATTTGTCCTGTATCAATAAGTTTCTGAATAGTTTCTGCTAAGAAGTCTTCAAATTTAGTTCTATGGTCCATTATAAAGCTTTCATTTGCGTATAAATTTACTATGTTATAAACCGTTTCTGGCCCGGAACGTGTAACGTTTGCAATATAGCTTCCTGTTCCGGTTTCCGTGCTGGCTCCTAATTCAATTGGCTGAATCTTTTCCTGGGCTTCCTTCCATATATCGTCGAGCGATTTAGTTTGTATTTTCTTTAATCCTAATAATTGGCCAATAAGTGGTATGCTTGCAATGAAGTTATTAAGCCTGACAAACGCTTCTCTTATTAATCCAAATATGAAATAAATTCCTCGAGCGAACCAGACAAATACATTGTTATATGCCCATACAAGTACATTTGCTATCATTCTAAATGCTCCTGCAACAACTTCTAATGCTGGAGTAAGAATTGTTCCAATCGTGTTTCCTAGCACCATAAGTATCTGTGCAAATGGTTTAAGTGCGCTCTCGATTAACGGTGCTAGCACGTTAAATATTCCTTGAATAATTGTTCCGATTGGATCCAATAATTGTTGCACGCTTTGCAATGTTCCAAGCAAATAAACAAAGCTATCAACTGCTTTTTTTATGAACGATACCGATTCGATAACTTGTTTGTACCATTTGCTTATCGTTTCCAAAAACGTTAGTTCTTTTTCTTCTTTAGCACCAGATTCTTCTTGCTGTAATTCTCCGGCTATAAGTTTCAACTGTTCAGCCATCTCTGGATTTGAAGCTTGCAATATATCTGCTATTTTTGAAATTGTTTGAGCAATTATTTTTATATCTTCTCCTACTCCACCACCAAAAAGATAGTTAATTACAGCATCAACTAATCCACCTTCTGCATAACCTTTTAGTCTAATATTTTCAAGAAAAGCTACAAGTTCAGGATATTTTTTAACTATTTTGTTTGGAATAACGTATTCCCCTTTATGCACTATTCCAGCTGGTTCGTATTTGCCACCAGAACCTGTATATCCTCCTTCTGCAAATCCTGGCTCGTAATAAAGCCCCATCCATGCAAGTATTTTCATCCACCACGGAGTTGATTTATCATCCATAATTTCTTTTGCCAATTCTTCTTTCTTTACTGCAATTTCACCAGTTTGTTCAAAACCTTTTTTAAAGAAATCTATAACATCGCCAGTAAGTTTAACTGCTATTTCCCAAGTTGTTTGTACAATTGAACCAAAGTATTTCATTATTTCTCTTACAAATTCCAAACCAGTTATTGTCCATTCCCATGTTGTTTTCAATGCTTCCCATATTTTTTCTCCTAATGGTTGTAAAACATTTTCCCAAAGCCATTGAATACCTGTAATAGTCCAAACCCAAGTTGTTTTTAATGTTTGCCAAGTTGCTGTTCCTAATGGTTTTAGAATGTTATCATACAACCATTCAATACCTTGTATAGTCCAATTCCAGATTGTCTTTAAGCCATTCCATATACCTTGACCAAGTGGTTCTAGAATATTTGCCCATAGCCAAGTTAAACCGTTTACTACCCATTCCCAAGTAGTTTTCAAACCAGTCAAAATTCCTTTTCCTAATGGTTGTAAAACATTATCCCATAACCAAGTAAGACCTGATACAACCCAATCCCATGCTGTTTTAATCCCAGTCCAGATCTTATCACCAAGCCAATTCATTATGTCCCACAATTTGTCTAAACCAGTAACAGTCCAATCCCATACCGTTTTAAATCCTGATTTCATACCTTGCCAAATCCAACTGAAAAAGCCAATAAAGTCTTCCCAAATCTCTTGCCAGTTAACACTTTTAATCCAATTAATTATGTTGGTAAATATTTCCACTAATCCTTGCCATAACCATTGCAAGAAATCTGCAAAGCTCTTTCCTTCGTTCTTTGATTGCCATAACTTGTATAACGCAGTCACTACACCAAGAACTGCTAATGTAAACGGATTAAGTAAGAATGTTCCTATTTGTGCAAGTTGTGCAAACAGTTTTAAAGCTATTAATACGCTTATTAATGTAGCACCTAACCTGAGAAGCGCCCAGACTGCTTTTCCTACCGTTTCTTTATTTTTATCAATCCATCTGGTTAATTGAATTACACCTGCTATCATCTTTTGCAGTAAATCAACCACGCCAGTTCTTATTGCATTAAAGAATGCCATGTTTAATGCTCCAATACTGGCTTTTAATCTATCGAGTAGGTACGAAACGGATTGAGTTTGCAGCTGATATGCTTCATTCAAAGCTTCTGTATCGCCCCGTATCCCGCTTAACACATCTGTAAATTTTTCGTAGTTATTGATCCACGTTAACAACGCTCTCGAGCCTGTTTCGGAAAGCGCTAGTTGTTGAAGGAAAGCTCGTTTTTCATCATCTGTAAGTCCTTCAAGCTTTTTTCTTAGTTGATCAACAACTTTTGTTAATCCAATAAACTTTCCATTTGCATCGTACAGGAAGATTCCTAATTCCTTAAACTTATCAGCTTGTTGAAGCATATCCATGAATGCTCCTTCTGCGGCGTTTGCTGCTTCTGCAGATCTGAAGCCCGCTGTTGTTAATGCTGTATAACCTGCTAATGCTTCTTGTAAACTAACACCTAAATTTCTTGCTGATGGTATGAGTTGTCCAAAATCTCTTGCTAATTCTTCGTATGTTAATAGCCCTTTCTTAACTGCTTCAAACTGCATTGCATATATCGTGGAAAGATTATCTATACTTAATCCATATGCATTGATGATAGAAATAGCACTTTGGAACGTAGTTGTTAAATCCGTCGCGCCCGCGATTGAAGAAATAGTGGTGGCTTTTAGCACGTTTAAGCTATCTTTTGCTTCAACACCGGCTGATCCTAGCATATACAAAGCATTATTAAGCTCGTCTAAAGGCTTTCCTGTTGCCATGGATAAATTAATTAATTGTTGTTGCATCTCTCTGGCTTGATCACTTGTCATCTTCATCATTGTTCTTGCATTCTGGAATGACTTTTCTACCTTGGCTGCAAAATAAGTAGACGCACTTACTGCCCCCGCTAATGCTCCTGTGAGTGCAACAGTGTATCTTAATGCAGTATTGATCGCGTTTGAAAATTGTTGCAGATTTCTTCGAACGTTATCCATTTTCTTTTGGAAAGAATCCAAATTTCGTGAGACGGTTCTTAGCACGGGGCTAGCTGAATCGGAAGCTTTGATAACTATTCCCAATGTTTCTTGCGGCATCGGAATCACCTGCCTTTATTCTTATTTGCGAGCTGTTCTACAAAGACTGTTTTAAAAGCTATTAAAAAGACAATCCAGTCTACAGGCTGATCTAAAATTCCTCCAGGTTCTGGAAGATTAATTATGTTCCCCTTGTGATCCACGTATGCTAGAACAAACTGAAAGTAATTCTCTCTTATAAAGTCATACATTTGTCTATCTTCTTCCGGAATATTATTTCCCATTTTAATATCGGAAAGCATTAAATTTAGCCATCGTTTTAGTTTGTATCCTTCAATCTTTATCATTGGCTCAACACTTTCGAATAATTTCTTTTTCAATAGCTCAACTGTTTCATGTTTTAACATTCCGCAAGTCTTTGCATTTATGGGGGCGTTTTCGCTCCATCTAAGAATGTGAAACGGGAGAGCTTCGATCACTCCCCCTTGTTTTATGAGATTATATCCCCTTACGGTTAGCTTTTTGTATTCAATCCAGCTACCATCCTCAAACTCCAAAAGCATTGCTACCACCGAGATTGTACATCTCTTGAAGCTTGATCCAGATATTTAAAAGGGTAGTCGCCTCTACTTTCTTTATGTTTTCCAGTGTCACAGGTACACTTTCACTCCATGCTTTGATGACTTTGACTAAGAATTTATATGGGATAGCATTTACTGCAGCTAGATCCAGGATTGCATTCCCGTCTCGAGTTACCTCTATCTTTGAATTCTGGAAAATTGTTATTGCTTCTTCTCTTAATTCTGCAGAAAGCTCTTTTGGAACTTCAATCCATGTGTCAGTCTCTTTATTCACGACTTTCTTATCCTTAATATAAAGTTTCACTGTTTCACTGCTTGCAAAAAGGCTCATTCAATCACCCCTTAATATGTTCCTGTTTTGTTAGTATAATCTAGGACTTCTATTATTTCACCAGCCAATGGAATTAATGCAGTAAATTCTGCTCTAATTGTTATTTTATCCGCACCGCTTATATCGTGTGTCATACTGGAAAATAATAGTCTCGGTATATAAATTTTTAAAGTGTTGCCACTATCTTTTGCTAATTCAATTCCAAGTGCGCCCTCGGTGAAGTTTTTATATTTGCTATATTCACCACTCACAACTGAAGCATCAAAAATTATGTCCAATGCTCCGGTGATTTCTAATCTTCCAGCTTCCAACGTTTTGCGTTGTCCTGTGCCGTCTAACCGATAATCATCAGCTTCTAAGTTGTTGTTAATTGTAAGCTCAACACTCGAATAAAGGTCAGTAGTGGTCACAAATTGGTCGGTATATAGTTTCAATTCTTTAAAGTAATAAGGTTCATCATCCGGTACAACGATAGCCCCTTGTGTTAAACTGCCACTTAATTCTTCTTTACCAATCCAATCCAGAGATACTGACGGTATTGCGCCTACTGAACCAGAAAATCTAAGTTGATTAATTTTCATGCCTAAATATTTAAAACTCTGCCCACCGTGATTTACTTCAATTGATGCGCTCGGCAAATCTTCACTTAAACCTATTGGAACAATCTTGCTATATTCATCACCAGAAGACGGTGTTGCGTCTGGGTCTTCTAATATTGCCTTTCCAAGTGCTAAATAAAACAAAACTCCAGAAGTTGCAGGGTATAACTCCGCGTCAATACTCCCTTCAGCTCCTAATTTTCCAGGAGCGAGAGACTTTATTCCCCTTGTTCCTAATAATGCTTCTGATCTGACTGCTTCAACTTTATGGTTTAGACTTTCGCTTGTAAATGGTAGTTTATACTTAGCTTGTGCCTCGCTCCCAAAAGCACTTTCAATCCCAAGCAAGACACTTGATTTGGCTCCTGTATACATTTAACTCACCTCCGTTATTCTTCCCATTTAAAGCTTATTTGCATAAATACGAACAGCCGTTTTAAGTTCTGAACATAACTGTATTGGATCTCAGATATTTCATAATAAGCGAAAGAGCTATCTAATGTTGATTCAATTTGTGCTATCTTTGTATCTGCTGTTTCGTAAGCTGGATCTGGTGTTCCATCAATTGAAAATAAAATAGCCATGTTGCAAGTGTAACGTTTTCTCGTGCTCGTAAGATACTCCGGGATTATCTTGTCAATAAACACGGTTGCATTGTTTGCTTTTTGCAGCGCTCTATCATCTGCAATTGAAACGTTATCAAAAATGTTTTCCAGTTGAGTTATAAGGTTTCTTACCGTGCTAAACATTTTCCCACGCCCTTATTAGTTCATCTATCCATTTGGATAATTTGAAATCTCTTACTGCATCATTTAGATAACTTTTTCCTTCTGTACCTTTTTGTGTTATTTTGTACCATACTGCCCAAGCTACATGTCGGCTTTGTCTACCTTTGATTTGTAACTTTTGTTGAACCCATTTCAAAATCGGTTCAAATGGTGGTCTATGTGGTCGTGTTCCATATTCTACAAATGGAGCATATTGTAAGTTTGTAAATACTTTTACTTTGTCATAACTTATATCTTTCACAGTCCAGGATTGGCCTAAACGCCCGGTATTGCTTGCTCTCTCGTGTATGTTTTTAACTATTTTTTCTTCAAGTTCCATTCCTGCTGCCAATAAAACTTTACGCAAGACTTCACGAAATCTGTCATCTGATACATACCTTCTGATTTTTACCAGCTGTTTTTTGTCAACGCTGATGTCAATCATAAATCCCACCCGCGTGCGGATCTGTAATAATTTGCTAAGTATCTAAGATGTGGTTTAGTGTTGTCATATTGCTGTGAGGCATTCTGTATTGAGTAGGAATTAAGCTTCTGAAAATCTCCCATGATCATTTCATAACAATCGGCAAGAACATTATTCCAATCTATTACCTTTGCCTGAACTACTACAACTCCATTAACAGCATTTGTAAATGTAATTTCGCCCGTTTCCTTGTCTAGTGTATAATCTGTTGTTTCAATGCTGTCTATAAACACTCTTTCTTTGTAGGTTTCATCTAAATGTCTGTACGGTATCTGGTATATCTTCCCTTCAAAATCCTTTGACTCTGCAACTATCAATTTGATTTCTGAATTATCTTTTATAATTTGTTGCAATTCTGCATCTGTGAAAATCTGGTTTATAGGATCTTTATCAGGAATTTTCATTCTGATGTATTCTAGATTAGTCATTTACATCACTTCCTTTTGCTTTTCTTTGGTTTAGCTTGTTTTTTAACTTCTTCTACCTTCTTTTCAACCTCTGGTTCTTTTTCTGGCTCTTGTTTAAGCTCAACTTCCTTTGGTTCAGGTATATTATTCTGTTCATAATGTCTGCGAAGTGTTCCGATACCCATTCTTTCACCTCCCTAAAAAAGAGAGCGGGATTAACCCGCCCTCAATTATTGTGTGATGATCTTAACTACTCTGTTTGCGTCCAAGAGTTTGACTGCATAGTGCATTGTTCCAGCAATTACTGTGGTTCTCTTTAAGATGTCCCTATCTTGTTCAATCTTGAGCTGTCTCTTGTATGCAAGTGCTACTGCATTCTTTCTTAATAACAATGCTGTGTATGTATCTGGTGTGCCAGTTGTTTTGGTTATTCTATCGGAAATTACAACAGGAATTCCTGCTACTTTTCCAATTGCTGCATAGCCGTTTACCATAACTGGTTGTCCAAATGCTGCTGCGTTAATGAAATTGCTATCTTTTAACAAGTCAGCAGCTTGTTTTGAGTGAACTACAAGTGCAAGAATGTCATCATAGTTTTCACCAAATTGTGCAAGTGCTTGAACTATTGCATTATAGTCAATTACTCCAGTTGCTGAGTAATCAACGGCAAGTGTAGTGCTTTCAAGTTCAGCTTTAATATCACTGTCAACTTTGTTAGCAATAACAATTCCAAGTTGTCTTGCAGCTTCGCTTATTGGATCTCCGATTGCAGTTAAAACAGCTGTATCGGAAATTTCAACTGCTTTACCTATTTCTTTGATTACTGCTGATACATCAGATGTTCCAAGTACTTCAGTTCCCATTGCTGTTGCTTCCGTCAAGTCAGTTGCTTCGCTTAATGTTCCCCATTTTGGAAAGTGAATTGTATCGCCAGGTTTTCCGACCAAATTATTGTAAACAGTAGCAAATTTTAAAAGTTTAGCTTTGGATGTAAATTCACCTTCAACAATATTTGAAAATACTTCTGGAACTACCATGTTAGCTTTTAATGTTTCTGCCATTTAAATCAACCTCCTTGCAGTAATTTATTGTATAGGTCAGGATATTTTGTGAATATCTCTACCTGTTTTTCATACGGTAAGCTTAAAAGTTCATCTCGTGTTTTTGGTAATGTTTCTGGTATGTTTGAAGTTTGTGTAAATGATCCAGCTTCTAGGCTTTTCAACTTCTCATTTACTTTGGTTTCTACTATTTCGTTAATTTTTCCTGCAATTGTCTCTACTGCGCCCACAAGCTCTTCTTTTGCTTCGGAAAGCGATTTATCCACGAGTGGATCAACTGTGATTAATGCACCAAATTCCAGGGGTAAGCCTTTTGCTTGAAGATACGTATTCTTTAGGTCCTCCAAAGCTTCTTTTCTTTCTTGTCTTAAGAGTTGTTCATACTGTCCTTTTTCCTTCATCTTCTCAATTTCTGCTTTTTTCTTTAATTTCTCCTCCCTTGTTTTAATTGCTTGAGTAACGGCCCTATCGATTTGGCTTTGGAGTTCCTTTTTTGTCATAATTGCAACTTCCTCGGGATTGAGCCCCAGCTCTATGGCTGTTGCTCTTAACGCCTCGATTGGATCTTTATCGTCATAAAGAACTTCTTCCCCTTCAGCTGGTTGGTTTACAGTTTGACTTTCAGCCTTTTCCTCTTGAGTGGCTTGACTATCCCCCTCTGCAAAGAGTTGGATGTCAATGCCCCTCTTTTCCATTTCTAACATGCTTTATACCTCCTTCTTATTTGTTTGCCCAAGGACATTTGTATTGAATTGCAAGGCTTTTTGCCTTGCTTGCTATTTCTGCATCTTTATTCATCATGGCTCTTCTGTATGCCGCAAGTAGTCCAGCACATGAAGGCTTCCATTCGCCATTTACTTTCTTTTTGTATGGATATCTCCTATTCTTTGGATCTAAAAACACATGTGCTGGCATATCCTCTCTTTTTGAAGAGCCTGCAGGTGGAACATTTTTCCAAACCCTGTCTTTCATCACATCAGCCATTTTATCACCCCACTACTCTCTTAAAACCTCCTTTATGCCTTTATTTACGACTAACTTTGGTGACTTTGGAATTGCTAAAAGTCTATGCCTGCATTGGATATGGGGATGCAGGAACGTTCCATGATCAGCTCTTATTTCTCTTCCTTTTATCTTTTTAGGATTAGTCTTAATAAACTTCTGGATTTGATTATAAGTCCAGGGTTCTTGTTGTGTCAACTTATATCTATTTTTGCACCATTTAGTCGTTCGTTTATCTTGCGGTCCAGACCAGCGATAAGCCTGGATTATATCCTGGTGCTCCTGATAAGTTTGCCAGATTCCATGTTGCATTGCTAATCCTAACTGGTCGCGTACCATAACCTGCACTCTACGTTTTGCGTTTGGTGGGATTTCTTTTGCTAAAATCTTTGCGATCACATCCGTCGGAGTTCCCGAAATTATCCCGGCCGTTATGGTGTTTTCTATTTTTCGCATAAGAGCTCCTGCATAATTGCGCATGATCGTTTCTTCAAAGCTTAGGAAATTACTATTAAACCATAACATTGCATTTGTTGGAACGCCCTTGAAAGGCATATTTATGCTTTCGTATGCCGCTTTGCTTGATAAGGAAAATATCGATAAAGTTTCTTTGCTAAGATATTGCTTAAATTCGTTTATGTATTCTTCAACTTGTGTTGCAATTTGCATCTGGATCCAGTTAAAAGTCTTTGGTCCCATTTCTCCGGTTATAAGCATCCCGATAATTCTTTCAAGCAAAGCTTTTAAAAGTCTCAAATTACGATTAATAAGATATTTCTCGCTCTTATTCAGCCTTTTGTCTAGATTCATCGCCAATCATCTCCAGGTACCAGGCATTTTCTTCTTCTATTTTCCTGGCTTCTTCGTTATAGTCGTATCCAAGTGCTTCAGCAACTGTTTGTTTGGAGACCAATTGTGATTGCATAAGCATAAGCCATTTGTTAAGATCCTCAACCTCATCTGCAGGAATAACTGGATCAACTTTAATTGCAACCTCGTCAACAACAACCCCGTCCATTGCGAGTGCAAGCTTTGCAAGTTTCTTAATACCGTCAAAGTAAACAGATCTATAGTTTTTAATTTTCTTGATTAGTTTGGAAAGTTTTAGCTTTAATGCATATCCAGAAATATTGCCAAGATCATTGAGAATAAGCTCTGGACATTTATTGCGTAAGTAATTCTCTAACATTTCGTACTTCTTTAACATCGACGGAATCACGTTTCCGTTGTATTCCAAAATCTTAAGTTCTGCGTTGTCTGGAGTGGACCATACATTGTGTTCTTGCTTTAAGTTTGAAGCGTCTCTAATTCCACTTGCTATGATTCTTGGTTTGGCATATATATCCTCAATTGCAGATATCCTGGATAAAGTAGAATTCATCTCGTCTATGGTATCCCCTATCCTCTCAAGTTCACTTTCACCCCACACAGGATCTTTTAAACTCGGCATATTTGCTACATGTATAAGCCAAAATTCACCGTATCTGTTTGGTATGTCCTTTACTAACTTGTCGTCTATGTAAATCTGTACCTTGTCTTTTGTATAAACTTCTTTTACGTTTAAAGTGCTATCCTGATGCTTCATAGCATATTCATATGTCCAAGCCACAACCTGTCCGTATTCCATAACATAGTTAAGTGTTCCGTTTAGAAGGTTTACAATCCCTATTCTTATCTGCCCGTTATCATCACGCCCAATCTTTAAAGCACTATCCCCTAAAATCAATCCTTGAATAACAAACAATCTTGCAGTCTTCTCAAAGTTGTTTTGTTTCAAAATTTCATTTAGTCTATTTGTTGCGTTTTCATTGTCTGGAACTATAAGTTCAAAATTTTCGCCAAATATGAGCGAATAATCCGTTGCTATGATCTCGTATGCGTAATCTACAAGGCTTTTTGTAATGTGTTTTAAGTTCCCTTTTGAGTCGTAATCTATAAATAATCCTTTTTGTTTGCAGTAATTTTCGGTATATTCTCCGTAAAACAAATCAAATAATTCGTTATAGTTTTTCACCATCTATTTCACCACCTTACACAATGTCCAGATTAAAGCTCTTTGCTTCTTGTTTATTCGTTGCACCGTAAACAGCAAGTGCCAAAGCCATAACACAGTCGTCGTGATAACCTTCCTGAGCTTCGAGTTTGAATCCACTTCCAGATTTAATTCTTCTGAAATACCTCAACTCATCACGTAACGTTATATTTGATGATGGTAGTAAAATTCTTTTTTGCTCCATCACAAGCAATAAGTTATGCAATAATTCACTTTTTGATTTCTGGGAAAATACAAACGGCTGGCATGCATTTATTCTTTCCGCTACTGGATCACCAACACCTGTTGCGTCCAGAAACACGAACCCGTTGTATCTCATTTGAATATCATTTACAAGCTTTATGATCTCTTCATATGGTATTTGATTAAACCTGTGAAATTCTGCTATCTTGTACGGCTCTTCTGTCGTGTCTAGTACAACAATCACCGTGTAATCCTTATACTTTGCCAAGTCAACGCCAATTGTATATGTATGTCCTTCCTTATATCCAGCAGGTTTATAATCTTCAAATACTTCAACCAATACCTTCCAAGGAAAGAATGAAGAATCGTCATCTACAAACTCAGCTAAATATTCCTGCCTCCAAACATATTCTGGTGTTTTTGCTTTTGCATTCTCTATTTCTTCTTGATCTAAAAACGGATTATCATACACAGTTGCATGTAATGATACTGTTCTGTTTGCTCCTTTTAAACCACGCTGGTATTCTTCATAGAAGTAATTCATTCCGTTTGGTGTAGATTCTAAAATCACAGGTGCTCCCATATCCAACTTCATTGGGGTTATAACTTGTTCATATACACTGTCTTTTATAAACGCCGCTTCTGTAAGTACAACTAAATTAACTTTCCTACCTCTCAAATACTTTCCATTGTATGCCGTAGATCTTGTTGTTATAACTGAATGATTTTTTAACGTAATAGTTGGGAACGGTGATTCTTTTGCACTTTTCACAAAGCCTCTTAATGGTGATCTCTCTATTGCTTCTTCTAGTAAGTCATAATAAATTCTTGCCTGATCTAAAGATGGACCGCCTACAATGATATGACTTCTTGGATTCAACGTTGCAAAATAAAAAATTTTTCCCGCTACATAGTTTGTCTTTCCAAATCTTCTACCTGCACATATTACCTGAGTTGAACCGTTCATATATAACACTTCACGTTGCTTTTCCGCTATTTCATCATATCCAAATAACAGCTTAACGAACGTTTCAGGATTCTTGAGCTTCCTCGCTATCATCTCCATCTGACTCTTTGTCATTTGTTATCAACTCCATTAATTTGACAAATGGATCTTCTGTATCTTGGTCAAGTTGTTTGAATTCTTCAGCTGCTGTATAACGCACTTGATTGGTAGCAGTGTTATACAAAGATTGCATGGCTTTGAAAGTTTCTGGATGAATCCTTTTCCAATCCCCTGTTTTTATCAAGTCGAAGAAGATCATTCTAAGTTGTTTTGCTAATTCAAAATTTTGTTCACGCTCTACTTTCAACGTTTCAAGCCTTGAAAGACCTTTTTTTACTTCCTCTTCAAACAACTGTTCTGATTCTTTCTGTGCTGCACGCTTTTTGATTTCCAGCCCAACGTTCCAATGGTTTTTCTTATGTCTAAGTATTGCAGTATGTGAAATATGCTCGTTATATGTTTCTTCTAACCAAGCCGATATTCTTTTTACTCCCCAACCTTCTGCAAGAAGTTTCTCTATCTCAGCTCTATGTTCACTATTACATACCTTGCATTTTGAATTATGTAGAATACTCATTACCACCACCTCTTTGCCAACTTATTTGCCTTTTTGCCAACATTGGCAACCTTTACAGCCACCTTTCCCCTTTCAAGATCTCTTTCAACGCCCTATTCTGTTCTATGATCGTATTCTTCGTGTGTTTCAGTTTCTCGACAATAATCCGCCACTTCCCAAGTTCGTTTGATGCTTCCAGAAGTAAGTTGTTTATCTTTGCAAGCAGGTTTATGTTATTCTGCATTCTCATCTGTGCTTCTTGAATGGAAATTTGACTTAATTCTTCTGCGGATAGTTCATCCAGAGTCAGCTCCTGATCCAAGTTTTCCCACTTCATTCTCCTCCACCCACTTTCTGATTCCTTTCGTGAGTTTCTTCTTTTTGTTCTGTTCAATAAAAAAGTCTTTATCTATTTCTAACCCTCTATGAATTTTTAAATGGCATTCTGGGCACACAAGGATAAGATTATACGGGTGATTGTTTCTTGGAACCCAGGGAATCCCATAATCCGGCGGTATCGTCGCATTACGCCTGAATAAGTGATGGATTTGGCCGGTTCCATTTACATATCTCCCGCAAACGCGGCATTTCTCTTTATCCCGCTTATGCACGTAATCACGGATAATCCTTGGAATGGAGCCTACCCCATCTTATCGCTCCCTTCGACCAAATTTGTTCGATCCATTAGACAAACGCGCCCGCGTTTATCTATTCATCACCCCTTCTTAATAAGTTCAACAAGCTTCGGATTATCCTTGATGAGAGTATATATCCCGTGTGCCATCGCTTGGACGATCCTTTCATCGTGTTCATCATCATCAACGTTATTCAATCCAGCTGAAAAAAGTATTGCATGAACCGCCTCGTGTAATAGTGTTAAAAGCATGCCTTTATTAGAGTGCTTTTCTACGTTGATTATTCCCTCGACATAATCAATGTTGCCAACCATGTCGCCACCTAAATCATCATGATACTGCACTTCATATTCAAAACCGTTAATCTTAAGTGTTTTGATATTCACAACCCCACGCCCCTTTCCCACAGCGGGCAAGCTCTTTATCTAACTCCCCGCTACCGATTTTTTTAAAAAATTGGCAACAAAATAGGGGCCTGTGATTGGCCCCCATTTTTGCATATTTATCCATCTTACAAAAATTATATCATTTTCGTTCAGTAATGTCAAGTGCTTCTTCCAGCTGAGCAATTTTTTCCAACCCCGCCTGAGTTAAATAATAGACCCCGGTTTTTGATATTCCCATTTTTTTTGCGATCTCTTCCCACGAAAGTGTTCTCCATTTCAAAACCAGATTATGCTGCTGATAATATGGTGCTGGTTCGAAATCATGTTGAATAAATCTCCAGAATATCGCCTCCCTCTCACGTTTTGATAAGTTCTCCAACCACCGTTCTATTTGCATGATCTTGTGCCACATTCTTTGTTTCTTGACAATAATTGATTCATCGAATATTTTTGCTGAAGATCTTGATTGTTTATTGAAAACCACAGTTCCAGACGGCAGGGCGATTAGCACTTGGATTTCTCCATCCTTAAAATCCAGGTGTACTTTCTTATCCAAAACGCCCTGCCAATATCCTTTATACCGCTGTAATTCTTCTATTACGTAATTCGTAGTCGACATTAGCACCCCCTCCAATTATTTCCAGTCTTTTAGTTTTATGCGCTGGATATCCCCCACCAATTGGATCGTTATTATCAAATCTTTGATTGACCTTATATCAATCACATTTTCTTCATCCTCGCGAATATAAGTTGGTAACTGGAGTTTAAGCAAAAGTTTAATCGCGGTGTCTAAATTTTCTGTGCTTATTACCGCTTTTTTGTCCAGCAATCCTATCGAGTAATCTTTGGTGTTTTTCATATTCACTTTCCCCCTTTACGATTATAGTAACTTCGTTAAAGTTAATTTTTGACAATTCTCTAAGATAAGCCAAAACTTTGTGCTTGTTTTTTAATGTTATTCCTTGGACCCACATTTTAATTCCTCCTTCTTTAGTGTAAGTAATAAATCTTTAAACAAGCCTACAGGCATAACTGCAAGATATTCTTTCCTGTCGGCTTTAAGAAATAAAATATCTGCGTTTTCCAGCCATTTGTATAGTTCTTTGAAACCGTTTTTTCTAAGTTTTACCTCGCCTGTGTATCCTTCCACTTCAATATCTCCCTTTTTATATTCAGTTGCTCCAGAAAGTGGAATTCTTTTGACTGTGAGATTGTATTGTTTGAAGTAGTTTACTAACTGATTTTCGCCCCTGTATCCTTTTCTTCTTTGGCTTTTTCCCACTTTTCCCCCTTCTTTCTTTCATAATTTTCAAGTATCTTTTCACCAACTGATTTATGCTTTCTCTTTCGTTTGGGCTCTACGTAAATTCCTCTTAACTCAACCTTTTGTCTTTCCCTTTCTGCTTCTTCATCTGCTCTTGCGGCTACATCTAACATTGCCATGTAGAAAATCGTTATTATAATCAACAACGCAATTATCCACATGTTATCACTCCTTTCTTAAAAAAGCAAATATAATTGAAAATACCAATAAGTTCAGAATAAGAGTATTACCACCAGCTTGAAAGCCTAAGTTCCAATTCCAACCACCACCAAACCTGCCCAAAATACTTTTACGACTTCTCCACAAAAATGTAATTTCAATTCTGCCTATAGTAATGCCTATAGTAATTGTTTTTTCAAAGAAATTCTTCCTTCGCTCAGTTTCAATTTTAAATTTCATGTAATCGTTCCTCCTTTTCTACAAGCGGTGGGTAGTTGACTATTCTCCCTCCTAACCACTTTTCCATTTTTAAGGATAAAATCTCTATCGTTGACCTCTATTACCGCCTCCCAATTCTTTGCGTTGTAGTCTTTTTCACTTACGACGTACAGGTATTTATACGGGTTCGTCTTTTTCGCATAGTGAGTATAAGCATAAAACATGGCATCATCAAAAGTTCTTTCGCGACGCAATACTTGTTTCCCTTTTGTAAGCACATACCAGCGCATTTACAATCCCCCCTTAGAATGGTGGTTCATCAAGTTCTTCTATGGCACCTTGTTTGTTTGGTTTCTTTATCAACTTAATATTGTCAGCCCAAATTGTGTAATATACCGTGCCTTGATATTTCCTTGATTGTGGTACCCCTTCAACCAGAACAAGGTCGCCTTTCTGAATCTTGTCTTCTACCCAATCAAACACTGTTGAAACATTAAACCAATCTGTTTCTTCATCACCGTTAAATTTTCTGTTAACCGCTACCGTAAAACTGGTTATTTTCTTTCCTGTTTGTGTGTAATTTGCTTTTATAGTTCCTACATGCCCCATTATAATAGTTTTTGCGTAACTTGGCATTATTTCCCTCCTTTTTTGTCCTCAAGCTCTTTTATTTTATTAGCTTCAATCGCCGGCTGGGAAGACTTTGGAGCGAGTGTTCCAGCTAACATGGAAATAAGCTGCTGCATTTTCGGGTTTTGGATTGTTTCCGCTGTTTTTTCCCTGGTTTTCAAACTATCGTAAATTCTCATAAAATGGGCTCGTATAACTCCTTTTTCGCTATCTTTCATGTCACATAGCGTCGACCAGCCTATAGCATTTTTGGCCGCTTCAAGCTTCCAATCTTGATACTGCGGCTCGTTGTAATAGCCTTTCTTGTGTACATCTAAATACACAAGAGCCCAGGCTTCTTCGGCGGTTAATTCCGCCTGGTGGTTAAATTCTATAGCTTTTTCTCGTATTTCAGAAATGGTTGGAGCGAACTTGCTAGTTTTCACGATAACTTCTATTGCATATTTAAATTGCTCATCTGTTAAATCGGAAAGCATTCTATACCATTGCTCGCTTAGGAATTTATCCGTCGTGATTCGCTCGAGCTTTTCGTATACGCTCGCGAGCAATGCAATTCCCGCGGCGAAAGTTCTTTTACTAAGCACTTTCTTCACCTTCTTCCAGAAATTGTTTTAATCCGGAAAGTTTACTGGCAAATCCTGTAGGAGTTTTCTTTTTCTTTTTGGAGCGTTTACCAAATACCCCCTTAAGCAAAGGCTCGACGACATACTCAAAACCCTGCTCGGCCATGATATCTGCTTTTGTTTTTGCAAGTGTCACAATTGCATTCTTAATTTGCGCTGGATAACATTCACGCAGGGTCTCTGTTACTAGTGGCAACCATTTCGGATCAAAGGGCCCAATTAGAGTCCGCCATGTATCAACTATGGCTTTTTTTCGTTCGTCTAGGTTGAGATACCATTTCGGGGGGTTATCCGCAACAGGTGTTGCAGAATTCCCGTTAGGGAATTCTATATTACTTTTTTTATTGTCTTCTTGTATTAATATATTATTATTTATATTATTATTATTATTATATATATAATCACTTCGGTTTTCACTTCGATTTTCACTTCGGTTTCTGCTTCGATTATCGAAGTAATTGTTTTTTTCACTACTGTTTTCACTTCGATTATCGAAGTCAAGCTGTGGGAACCAGAAAGCTGAGTGTCTTCCTTTCCTTTCGTATGTGATCAATCCCCTACTTTTTAAATCGCTTATAGCTCGTCCCAGAGTTTCAGGAGAGAACCCCAGAACTCGCCCCAGGTACTCCCAGGAGAGCGTAAGTGGGCCTTTCCAGAAGCTTTTGTTAGCTTCATATATAAGCCTAAAATATAAAACAATTGCACTTTTGTTTAAATGAGCCCTTTCATGCTCCCCCCAAAGAGTCCCCAGTAACTTGTATATATCCATTGCTCTCACCTCTTTTATAAAATTCCCCGCCCCAAGAAGGGCAGGGAACAAGCTACTCTTTTACGAATGGATTTGGTATTTCTTTTTGTTCTTGGGGATTTTCTTCTTCTGGCTGTTGTTCTTTATTCTCTGCTTCTGGTTCTGAACTGTCTTGTTGTTCTGGTTCAACATCGATAATGTTCCAATCTGTTTCATCTGGTTGATCTAGTATTTCATCAGGTGATTCAAGATCTTCATTTACTTTCTTTGTTGTTTCGTCAACCGCAATATTTCTTTGTACTTCAATACTAAGCGGTAAGTACTTACATAATTGTTTGATAACTGTCTTTTTTGCCATTGCTTCCCAATCTGTTACCCACGGACCATTGTCTGGTGTCTTACTTCGTTTTCTAATTTTCTCAATATCTTCAATTGACATTACAAGATAGCTAAAACCTCTATCTTTAAACTTTGCTATTGCATATACTGCAATTGGCTTTCCTCTGGTTTTTAAAGATGGCTTGTGATACAACTTTGGTTCTAATCCATATTGATAATCGAATTCATCATTTTCATAGACTACATGAGCGTCAATCATTTCAATTTGTCCTGATCTTCTTACCAGATCTAACATTCCTTTGTATCCTAGTTGGAATTGGACTTCATATGATTTTGTTTTTGAGTTATAATATGGTATAAGGTAACAGTGACCTAGTGGGCCAGGCTCCAATCCAAGCTGCGCTGATAACATGACCGCACCGAGCAGCGATTCTCGTGAAGCATCCAGAAGTTTGGGATTTCTCCTGATTTCTGTTAATGCAATGCGTAGAATTCGATCTGGTTCGAGGTGTTTGGGGAGCACCTTCGCAAGTTCGGGTTTCATCCGTTCTAGAAGAGTGCGAATTGTATTGGACTTGGGATTCGGAGTCTTGGCCCCTTCTTTTTTAGCAAGCTTATTTTTAACCTCGTTAACATTTGCCATATTAACCCCTCCTATCTTCTTTAATTGAAAATCTTCTATAAGTTGATGTTTTAACAAATTTCGCATATAAATCTGGATATTCTTTCTTAAAGGTTCTACTATCAAATCTATTGGACGTGATATTTTTCCAGGTGATTTTGTACTTTCCAACAATAGCTGTTTCATGCTCTCCTATTGCTTCTTTCAGTTTGTTTTCTTTTTCCGCTTTTAATTCCTCAAGTTGTTTTATTTGCTTATTGAGTGATACAATTTCATCTACAAGCGATTCATATGCTGGAAGTTCTATGGAAGTTCCTTCCTCTGCCTTCGGATAGAGATATTCCAGAATCGCATTAGCATCTTGGCTGCCATCAAGTTCTGGTGGTGTCCTGTTTCCAACCATTTCCCAGAATCTCTGTTCTCCTTCAATGATCATGTTGATAAGTTCTTCGTCTCTTCCCAACTCTTTCCAGACAAACTTATTTCCACCTATTAGAACTGCAATGTATGCTTTTTCATATCCCGTAACTGCCAGATAGTGTTGAAGCTGGATAATATATTCTTGTGGGATTTCATCATCTTTCCATTCATCTTTATTCCAGGTAGAAGTAGTTTTACATTCCAGGATCGCACTTTCACCTACAACTTTTCTGTCTATGTTAGCTATCATCCATTCATGATCTGGATGGATTAGAATAGCATTAACTCTTTGTGTTTTTTTACCTGTTCTTTTTTCAAATTCTTTTGCAACTATGTCTTCAAGAATGTTTCCCCAGTATGCTGCTTCTGTATCTACATCGCTTTTAATTTCCCCGATTTTTTCAAGGTATAATCTCAAAGGACTTTTCCATCTGGATAATCCTAAGGCAGCAGCTGCATCAGACCCCCCAATTCCTTTTCGTCGTTGTTGTTTCCATTCTTCATACGTCATTTTGGTTGTGGAAATTCTCATGCTTTCACCTCCTGACTAATATGATTCAATGCTCTTCCTGATACTTTTGCGGCTTCATATCGGATCTCTCGCGAGAATTTGTACCTAATTTTCTTGAAATTCTCCATGAATTGTGCTATACTATTATTCTGATTTTTGTTTCAAGTAAATTACCCTATTTTTCTGGTTCAAAATACTGCTCATCACCCCCTTCTTTGTCAAGAACCATTATTTTTATATCCTTCTTCCCAAGAACAAAATCTTTAATGTAATCCTCAACAAGCAATGACAAAACACCAATCCCTTTTTTGCGATCTCCACCAAAAAACTTTTGTATAAAACTTCCTATAACATCCTCGTTAATGTGTAAAACAACCTGTGCTTTCCTACCCATGTAAACCACCTCCTCTATTATTTTAAAGATTTAATTTGAACACAATTTTGAGAATATCTTGTTTGAGCCCCCAGGAATCCCAGGCATTTGGGTCGTCCTGGTCCAAAAGCAACAACCATAACTTTGTTGCATCGCCCTGGGAGAGCCCGATTGCAACAAAGTCTGTTACCCCAAAACCTCTCCGCCAACGCCCTCTGCGAGTTATAATCCTCGCGAGAGTTTTAGATTGGGGGAGTGTTAATTTAACCCCCCCGCCCTTAGCCCTTTTTCTTAGAAACTTTGCCAATTTCACCAAATTCTTTTTTACCATTATATCACCTCACTTTATTTTTTTTAATATAATTTTCTTAATTGTTTAATTAATAGATCGAAATATTTTTTTCTTGGTCCTGTATAGATTTCCTCATCTAATTCTTCAACATTTTCAGCAATTTTGTTGATATCTTCTTTTATATTTATAATGACTTGACAATAATTTTGTGCAAAATTATCCTTGATATAAAAGTATACATGTGTCACGTAAACATAATCAACTAAATGATTTATTTTTATTTTTAAAGCCTTTGAGCTACTTAGAAAAACATCTGGAGAAAGCACAACGCATTCGGCTAAATCCCCACTTTTTTCAACAACAATTCCATACACTATAATGTCACCATATATCGCAAAAACATCTCCTAACTTCAAAGCTTTTCCATTAGGAATCCTCTTTAATAATTCAATATTTAATTTATATTTTCCAAATAAATTTTTATACAATTCAAATTCATTCTTTAAAAAGCTCATAATTTCTCCTCCTTTATTATTTTATAGCCTCTTCTTTCAAGTTCAGCGATCAATTCTGCATCAGAAAACCTTTCCAGCTCGCTTGGTGCTTCAACTTCTTCTGCATTTTCTGCTGTTTCTTTTATCTTCTTTGCTGCCTCAATTGCTTCGCTAGATGTGCTGTATAATTCGAGAGTTAATTCTGTAGATGTTAATGCAACAACAGCTGCGTAAACTCTGTTTGTGTGTCTTTTTCTAGATGTTGTATAGTAATCGGCTCCAAACTCAATTGCGTCCCCAACTTTCAGCCCCTCAACCATATAAAAGTATTTGCCTCTTGCACGAACCATGAACTCTCTGCTCAATCCTGCCGGAGACCTCGGATCGAAAGAAATCTTTGCCATCCAGTTTTTCCCTCTTTTGTGTTCTTCAAAAATCGGTACCTCCACAAGTGCACCATTCTCAATCTTGAAACTCCTCATCATAATATCCCCTCCCATTTTTTTATTTTTTAATTCAAATTTTTTGCTTTCCTATTCACTTTTCAAAGACCCTTATTTTTTTCTTTTCTTTCGTTTGCAATTACATTATACCACCATAATCAATATTTATGTGTTAAGGGAGAGAAACGTTTATGTTAAAAGTAAGTAAATTATTTTTATTTCAAACATTTTAGTTTCGAGTTGTGTATCGAAAGCTCATAAATAAAGCGTTTATGCTCTTTTTTGGTATTGGTGCTTAGCGGCCTATAGGGGGGATTAATATATATAAAAGTGTTTTCATATCTAAAATTTCTTATTAAAAAATTTGGAACTTTCCACCAACCAATGGCTGAGGGTAGTCAACTAAGGCTTTTGCAAGCCTCCACCTCTATAGGTGGTGGGTAGTTGACACATATTCGTACAAAAAAAGAGGGGCGAATACCCCTCTCAATAATTTTTCTTGATTTCTTCCAATATCCTGAAATCTTCCTTTTCAGAAAGAGCAATATAGTTCAACATTTTCTCGCTCCAACCGCTAAATAAGGTAACTCCTTTTTTCCAAAGCGGTTGAACTGAAGTTCCGTATCCAGCAAGATCGAAGGAGTAAAAATGTGGATGCCCATGAGCTTCTAAATAGTGCGATATACTTTTTCGAGCATTGTCGCTTCCATACTGCGAATAGACCTGCATATCGGAGAATAATAGTATTCGGTCCGGTTCAAACTCTGATTTTTCTAACAACTCCATCGCTTCTTCAACATATGTAGAATATCCTACTTCTGTATTTTGAATTCTTTTCATATTCTCGAATATGCTTCCATCCTTATCTAGCACTACTTCTTCTGCGGTTGACGCAAAAGCAATCACCAAAGACTTGTCGGATATCATATGTGATACAGCTCCCATTAGACTAGCTATATCAACATAAGTAACCTTCGAATGCTCTGATAAATAATTTGTCATAGACCCACTAGTGTCTACAAATATTGCTGTGTTTCCATGAAGTTTTGGTATGTTCCTCACTGATAGGAATATAGCAATTTCAAGAGCTTTCAGCACTTTTGCTTTGTATTCTCCCGAAACATTATACAGGTCCTTCACTTCACGGTAAGCCGAAAAGAAACGGAACGGGAATTGCTTCGAGTTCAATACTGATTTTTCATCTTTCAACATCGCAATAACTCTATCCAAAGCTTGATATGCTCCTGCTTCTAATAAGTTTCTAAGATTTCTCAACCCAGCCATAAAAGGCAATTCCAAAGCATTCCACACCTCAGCTTTGTTCCCAAATTTTGAGACTGCAACCTCCCAGGTAGCGTGAGACTCACGAATGAGTTCTATTGCTTCATCATCGAATTCATGTTTTTGGAGCAATTGCTTCAAGGCTCGTATTTGTTTCAGTTCCTCTCCTACCTCGTCGTATATAAGATATCTATAGAGCTGATTCTGATATTCGTTCTTTGGTTTCGGATGCGTGATTCTCAACACATCTTTTAACCCTTTCTTGTATTTGTTAAGCTGATACTCGTCGAAAGTTTCAAAAGTATCAGCCAGTCCTTTCTTCAAAGACGCAGGCAAAGAACCTTTTGGTGACGCATCTCCGATATCCCCAACTAAAAGATTGAAGAGGGATATAACTTCTGCAAGTTCATCGGCTCTTTTCACAATTTTTGGTGTATACTCCCTGACATATGGTTTTGCCCCATCATGCAACGAAGCTAAAACCAGCAAGAGAATAGGAACTGAACGCAAATGCATGAAGTTTCGAGCGTAGTTTGCGAGCTGTAAAACAAACTTCGGGTCTCTTTCCAAAACTCTTTGCACAGCGTTTTTCAAGTCTTCTAAGTCTTTCTCCCCCGAAGTATAGAATTTCTTTTCACCTACAAGATTTGTCAATACTCTTTCGTACAACTCCATCTCGGGAGTCATACGATAAACCTTCTCTCCTTCGTAGTTTCTTGTGAACGCTCTTTCTCGATACTGTTTTTGAAACTTTGCCATAATAACACCTCCATTAATTTGGGTAATAAAAAAAGCCCGTGGTTACTCCACGGGCTTTAAATAAATCTTGGAGTAACTTTTGAGGTGGTGTAATTGCGCTCTACCACTGAGCTACAGCTGGATTCCTCCAAGCTGGATGGGATTCGAACCCATCGACCTCACGCTCAACCAGCGAAGTAACCACCTCATACACTTCCAAGATTTCATCATGTGGAGTAACTATTAGTGAGAGTATTTTCTGCCAAATCGAAGTAACTCTCACCTACACTTCCACTATCTTTATAATAACATTTATTTCTTAAGAAGCCAAGAAGTTAATGTAACAGTTCGATGAATTTCATATAGTTCTTGACATATATGCCCAAATCGTGCTAAGCTCGATGTGGGAGGTGAGAAGATGAAGAGGTACGAAGTGAAGTATAAAGAGTTTGAAGGGACGAAGTTCTACTATATCGACGTGGGCTCGGGGACACACGGCAAAATCTCGTTCAGACTATGGATTAGCTCGAAGCTTGTGCAGAGGGATGAGGAGGGAAGCCTGTTCATCGAATTCCCTCTTAACGCGCAGATCGTCAAAACAGAAAAAGGCAACTACGTGGCAAAGCCCGGCCCCGGAGTCATCTACGATGTCTTTGTAGATTGTGGATACAGAGGCGGTGCAGAATTCACGATAGATGATCCTGAAATTCTGCAGTTGGGCTACGTTGCTTACAGGTCGCCGGTTGGGTCGCTGGGTGTGTCCAGAGGCGCCCTTGTCTACGTGCCGTCCGGCAAGCCCATTATCGTCCGCTGGAAGAGGACTGGAAGGCTCTACGGTAGTCCTGCAAAGGGCATAACCAAGTACTACCCCGACGGCACGGTAGAGGAACTCGACGACGCAGATGACGTCAGCGATCTCAAGAGCGCTCTTGAGTAAGCCAAAAGCGGGGCGAGGCACGTTCTCGCCCCTTTTTTTTCGAATAATTCCAAGATTTTTCTACGATTTTTATAACAAAAAAAGCCCCCCTAATTGGGGGGCTAATGTTTTATCTATTTAGAGGAGGGATTTTTCTATTTTTAAAGTATGTATACCACCACATTACATCCAAAAGATGGTCTCTGGTTTCTTTTGGTATAAATTCATCTATATGGCTGTTATCTGGCTTTGTATTCCTCAGCCAGGTATTTACATTTCCTATGCCAAAATTGTATGCCATAATTGCAAATGCAACTGCAAATAGATTAAATGGATATTTGGTTGTAAAGTAATCTAACAGTCTTTTAAAATACAGAATTCCAACTGATACGTTTTTATATGGATTAAAAAGCTCTTCCCATGCAATATTAACCCTGTATCTTTCGTTCACTTCCTTTAATGCTATCTTGGAAATCTGCATCAGCCCTCTTGCAAAAGGACTTTCAGCGTTCGGATTTCCACCACTTTCTGTCATTATTAACGCTTTAATTAGATCTGGATCTATGTTATTAACCTTACAATTTTCTTCGATATACTTTTCAATTTTTTCATTCACTATCTCACCTCCAGAAGAAACGCCCTGCCAAAGCACCTGTAACCAAAGATAAAATTACGGAGATAGCAAATGCGAGAGCTCTTTTTCCAGCAAGTTTTGCGTATGCATCGATTGCTATTTCTTCAATATATCCACTCATTGTTTTTACTTTTGTTTCTATTTTGCTATCTAAATAACCATTAAGTTTTTTGTTAATTTCTTTAATAGACTCTTTTATTTCTTTAATGTCATCTTGAATAGACTTTATTTGTTCTTCGTGTTGGGCTAATTTGACATTTGGGTCAGTCATTGTTATCACTACTTTCTGTTTTATTTTTAAAAGTGAATTTTGTCAAAACATTGGCGCCAGAATAAACACCATAAAGCCACAACATTGCATTAATATAGTTTTCTTCACCTATTTTGCCGATTATGATTAAAAAAGTAAACAACGCCATTAAAACTAATGCCAACCAGAGTTTTCTGCTTGAAAGTTTTTTCATCATAACCACCCCCGTTATTTAACAAAAAGATAAATGGTTGTTCCTAATGTTATTGTTGCAATAACAGTTAAAACTGTTTTCTTTAGCTTTTCAGCCTCCAACTCTTTTTGAAGTTCTAAATTTTTACTTTCTAATACTTTTATTTGCTCTTCAAGATTAGATATTTGTTGCTTTAAATTATTAATTTGTTCTTTTAAGTTGTTGATTTGTTCCAAATAGTTGTTATTTAATTCTTGCAACTGTTTTATATAATTAGCTAATTCAATTACTGTGTCTTCAGTCAAATAAAATCTTCCGTCAGGAGACTGTTGTATAAAATTATAATTATTTTTTTCGTTTGCGAAGTTCATTGTTGATATAATTAGCAGCATCATCAGCATTATTAAAATACTTTTTCTTTTCAATTTCTTTCGCCTCCTTTTCAAGCTGAGCTTGTTCTTTTTTAAGCTTATCTAAATCCTTTTCAAGATCTTCTCTTTGTTCTTCTAACAAAGAAATATCTGGATTTTTCTTTCCACGAGAAAAGAAAAGTCCTAATATAAAAGCAAATATTGCTAACAACAGCCACCAGAATTTTTTTAGAAAGACCCAAACCTTTTTCATACTTCTCACCTCGACTTCATAAACACTTCGTGTTTCTTCTCTTTTGATGCGTACAATCTCAAGATCAAGACTGTTGCAGGGCTCGGGGGTAAAATCTTTTGTCTTGCGTATTTTTCTTGCGTCCACGCGGGAACGGTGATATGCTGCATGTTTCTTATCGTTATGTTTTTGTTTCGTGGGTCATACTCATATACCGCAGTCATACTTGTTTGCGGAACATGAGTATGCCCTGTAATGTATATATCTACATTGGAAACCATAGACTGAAAATATCTGTGCTGTCTCATGCTCTTTTCTGGAAACCGTCCTCCACTACTCCCATGATGGCAGGCAATTGCATAATGAGTTCTTCGCTTACTACCTCTAAAAGAAGATTTACCTTTAATCCCAATATCCAAAACCAATAAATCATCTGCATATGGAATTTGTAATTCTTCGCAGAAAAGCCTAATTGGGTCTACTCCAACCTTTCTCCATGTTCTTCTTTCATGGTTTCCACTTACCACCCCCAGGATACGCTCCTTATACTTTGTCAGAAATTCCAAAATTGCCTGCAAAGCGCCGTGTGGATTTGTTGTCTGGGAATAAACATCACCTAAACTTTCTGCAATTGCATTGTCAACAAGGTCTCCAAGAAGGATTATTTTGGCTTCTGGATTGTTTTCTACAAATTCTACTGCTTTGTCAAACATACTTTCTTCTGAACCTAAATGCAAATCTCCAATCGGTAAAATATCGATATACTCTCCTTCAAATTCATACGTTGCTACTTGCATTTGAAACCCCCTTTCGGCATGAAAAAAGCGCTCACGAAAAGCGCCATATTTCGCCGTTATGATAGGTTTTACCTATTCGGATATATATTTACA